TCGGCGTATGGCTGATGTTTATACACACGTTCAAATTCGTTGCGGTGGTTTGGAAGTAAGTATCGGAACTGATACTCAATATCCAGATATGGTTACCGATATTACTAGCCGTTGTCTAAATACTTTCAACGAGGCATTAACTACCGCAAAAAATAATGGCGTGGATATTTCTGATATGCGGCTTATCACCAGCGATTATGGTGACGATTACGAAGAAGATTAATGTGCCTTCAATGCGGCAAATGCTGGATACAGCACACTTTTACCTCTGACGATACTGTTGACGCAACCGATTTTTTAATCCAACCAAACCTTGTATTCGGCGGTAACTCTGCCTTTAATCGGGTCAATAAAATGGAGCCGCTGACTAGGGATAGCGCTCGCGGCTAATAAATCTCTGGCATAGCGGTTATCGCTTTCCGTGCTACCAGTTTGATAAACCGAACCTAATCCGTTTGCCATAGGCCAACAGGCGTGCGTATGGTAATGACCGATATATACGTCACGGAATTCCCACGGATAAGCACCGCTACGCCATCTATTAGCGTGTTGAACAATTGCGGCTGGTGAAGCAAAGCCATTACGACCAACTTCATCTCCGTGTATTAACAAAGCGCGATAATTACCAATTTCTACACGTTGAACATCTTCGGGGCAGTCTGCCCAAGTTAATCGTTTTTCATCTACTAACAATTGCCGCGCTAACTCGTAGCACATTCTGTCCACGTTATCGGAACGTGGAACATCTGCGCGTTTGCTACCGATACGCCCGTGATTACCCCATTCCGCAACCACTAATACTTTTTCGTATATTGCTAATGCTTCTCTAACTGTATCCACAATTAATCTGGATACTGTTACGTATTGTTCAAATAGCGTTGCGTCTATTTCGTGTAATTGCGCTGGATAGTTAAATAAACCTTCCACCATATCGCCACCAAACATAATAACTACATCTTTAACAGGGTGGTCAGCACGTTGAATTTCCGTAATACGTTTTGCTTTAGTTACAAATTCCATTACGCGTTTGCGCATTATTTGGCTGTTATAGGTGGTTGTCTTTTTACTACCTTGCCAGTCAGTTAAATGCCATAACGCAACTTCCGATTTAATTTTTCTTTTATCGGCAATAGGCGCAATAACTTCTTTAATCTCGCCCATTGATAACGTGGCGTCAAATGCGGCTTGAATAGTTGCTTCAACTAATTCTTCCGTGCGTTGTTTGGCTTCTTTTAATTGTTTTTGTGTTCGTATTAATGCTTTGCGTAGTTCTACTACATCTGAACTGGCTACCTCGTCAGGTATTTCTTCCAGTTGTTTCTTTAAACTCATTTTTTCTTTGCCGCGTCATAAAAAGCACAACTTTGTGCGTGAGTTGTATATCCGATTTTGTCTAACCAGTTATCTTCGTGTTCTGGGTTTTTGAACGCTCTTACTGTTTTAAATGCGTCCATCATTAACGCAACTTTATAAGGTTCAATAGGTTCTACACCAAGTAATGCGCCCCATATTTTTCCTATGGTAATAAAGTTTTGATAGAAATCGCCGTGATACATCTGGCGTTGTTCAAGTATTTCTTTTACTCGTTGTTCTGCCGACACCGACATAAACCTTTTCTATGTTGAGAAATACTAATTTCAGCAATTCTGTAACCTTCTTTACGTAATGCGGTAGCAAGAGTTACATCTGGTAGGCGTTTGTTAATAGCCGCGTCAAGGGCTTTTTTATCGGCTTCACTTAATCCGTCTATTAATCTGGCAAAAGGACAAAGACTATTGCCCTTATAACGTGCTTCTTCAATAGAGTTTTCTAAAGACATAGCAGAAGAATACCGAAAAGATTAGACAAAAGACAATAACGCCACGCCTTAGTCTTTACCTAAAAAAATAAGCCTTTACCTAGCAGGTCACTTCCCCATAACCGCTAGGTAAAGGCAAATTTGTTATTTAGTTTTTTTCTTGCTTATTGGCTTTTTAGCCAATTCTTTTTCCACTACGTCGGCAACTTTACCAAAAGCAGGGTCATTTGGGTTAATAGCGCGAATAGCAGGAGCAATAACGGCAATTAATCCTGCCGTTGCTATGTCTTTGATATCGGTTGCGCCTAGCGTGTAAGCGGTAATAGCCGCAACTAGGAACGAACGAGCATAGGATTCAATTGCTGATTTCACTTTCGGGTTCATTTCTGCCTCCTTATGGGCGCGCAACTGCCATAACAACGGAATATGGTCGCTTTTTGCGATATACGCCGCCACCATTTGACTGCGAGCCTTTCTTATCGGGTGAGGTATTTCCTTCAACACAAACAAGTTGTTTGCCCGTGTTTTTGATAACTATACCTACGTGGTCGGGTTGAGCGTCGTTATCAAATTGAAAAAAAACTATATCTCCTGCTTCTGCTTGTCCAACAGGAACTAATTTATTATTTTTAGCAAACCATTTCAAGCCAGCGTCGCAACTGGCAAAACCTTTTTTAGTTGAAGCGGCTACGCGCTTTCCTTCACCTGCTTGATTAAATATCCACGATACGAACATAGCGCACCACGGATTTCCGTCTAATCCATACCATTTGCCATACATTGTTTTGTTATCTGGCACTTCTACATAATCAATTTGAGAAGTGGCTAAACCAACAATGGTTTCACTGTTTAATAAGGAATTTGTAGATTTCATCTATTCTCGCTTCCAATTTATCAACTTTGGTATCTATTTGGGCAACTTTATCTTTAATGCTTTCTCCACCATTTGGTTTTAATTCGGCAAGATAATATTTAACAAGATGACGAACGCCCACGGCTAATGCTCCCATTAGGGTTGTAACGGATACGGCTAAAGCAGCCCAATTTTCAACAGACATAACGTTATGCTAACAGAGCAACACCAGTAATAACAATTATTGAAGTTGTGTCTAAAACCGCTGGTGAATTGTAATCCAGAACATCTGAACCGCCATTACTGGTTGGGTGCCACAAATACATTTTGTCAGCAGTTGCGCCTAATGTTCCAAATATGGTGTAAGTAGTACCACCATCAGTTAAGAAACCGCTAGCCGCTAAATCGTGCGAGCGCGCTGGAATACCTGCTGGCATATCAAAATAAATTTGTCCAGTTCCAAAATTTGAGATATTAGTACAAGTAATAGTTGCGTTAGCGGTAATCATTTTACCGATACGCTGAATTTCTATATCGCAAGGCGTTCCTGTATAAACCATATTGTTATTAACGCTTTGAATAGTTGTTGGATAATTATTTACAGTTGTGGAATAAAGACTATCGGCAATTTCTACCCATTGAGTTCCATTCCAGTATTTGATTAACTGCGCGTCAGTATCATAAAACTGGTCGCCTATACGCGGATTAGTAGGCGTATTAGTTGAAAAATCTACGTTAGGCGTTGTAAATCTTTGCGCGGTTTCTAGTTTAGATAAACGCTGGTAAATATCGTTAAATATAACGCGTAAATCGGGCGGTTGATTTATATATGCCATAACGCTTCCTAATTGGTTGTAATTGTTAAGGTTATGGTAACGCGTTCTGGTCCGTTTTCACCGGGTTCCACGTTAAGTCCTACAATGCGGTAAATCTCATCTAAACCATTTGGAAAACGTTCATCTGTAATCATTAAACGAATATCGTCACCAATTGAATAAGTGCCGTATTCTGGTTCAACAAACGCTGGAACAACAACTTTAATAATTGGCGGTGGTTCGCTAAGTGCTAATACGCGACCTGTTGCCAGTTCATCTAAAACGTTTTGGTCGGTAATATCTGAATAAGAAGCAGTTGTTTGTAATAACGGAAAACCATTGGTAAATGAAGTTGAAGCAGTTGCTACTGATAATAATTTACCTTCATTTGAACCAGCACCAGTAACGTATAACGTATTAGTGGTAATTGAACCATCTTCGGGATATTCGTAACTTGTTATATTTCCAGCAGGAAACATAAATACTTTGGTATTTAAATCACCAATACCAGTATCAATATGCCCAGTTCGCGGATAACCAAGTATTAGAGTTTTTTTAGGTTCGTTTGTAACGTTGTCGTATTCAACTTTAATATTAAAATCAAAACCATCATCTTGGTCGGATAAATCTTTAATTGCTTGCCATACTTGTTTCAATTCATAATCATAATAAACGCGGTCAATTAATACGCCAGACGTTTCACTACCAGTTATAACGCCAATATCGCCATAAGGGAGCAATTGTGCGTCGTCAATTAGCGTTCTAACTATTTCTAATTGGTCGGTATTTTGAAAGTTTTGCGTTGTTGTAATTAATCTACGTTCAAAATAACTTTCAAATTCTCTGGCTGTAATGGAAATAGTTTGTGCGTCAGAGTTATAAACACGTGCCCAAATAACACCGCCCCAAACAAGTTCGCCGTTTCTATCAACATAAATAGCGTTACGTGCTGGAAGCGTGGCATTATCCACGTTATATTCAGCCGAATTAATACCAGATAATAAAATATGGGCTTGAAAAGTTCCAGCCGTATTTAATTGTTGATTAAAACTAACGCCAGTTATAGGAAGTTCAGCAATAATTTCGTTAGTAAGTAAGTCGGCAAATAAATACCGATAGGTAGTAGTCATTTGCCGACCTTCCTAAAGATTAAGAAATAAGCGCGTTTGCTTCTTCTTCGGTTAAACCAAGTGCTTCAAGTTTAGCAAGAGCAGACGCTTTGGCTTCGGCTTTGGCTTGTGCTTCGGCTTCGCGTTCTGCGCGCTCTGTTTCTAGTTGTGCCGCTACTGCTTCACGCTCTGCTATTTCTTCCGCAGTTAAAGGAACAATAGTCTGTTCCCCTGTTGTACAATCCACAACAAGTTTAGTAAGTGTTTCCGCCATGATATTCCTTTCTTATGCTTTCTTGATTCCCCAAATAGTGACATTTGAATATTGCGCGTATGCGTTTCCTACTTCGTTACTAGCAAGAGCAACGCGCAAATTTGTGATAGCCGCAGAGTTTTCCCAACTTTGAGAAACTATGCCTAAATCATATTGAAGATTACCCGTAGCGTCTAAACCTGCGTAGAACGAATATGCGTTTTTAGTATTCGCAGAAGTATAACTAGGAATATAAAACTCAATATTATTAAATGTATTAGCCGTGACTTGTGTACCACCGCCATAGGTAGCGATAAGTCGGGCATTAGCATCTGCGGCAGTATTGCCTGAAAAACCATCTAATCGGACATTGTAATAGTTGGCAGTATTAGAGTTAAACCTGATATAAAGCGCACCTTGGTCTGCGTTGATATTAGCGGTAGTTCGTACCGATATAGTTATAAGCAAGTCTGTATAGGTACCAGGTATGCTTGCTAGTTCAATAACTGTCGGTGCGCTATTATCAACAGTAGCCGTCTGTATAACTTCGTATGTGAGTGCCATTTATGCCGCCTTTATTCCATACAAAGAAATAGTGCTACCAGCATATAGATTTGTTGTAGAACCACCACCGCCGCTTGAGTATAAGTAAATAGATGAGATAGCGTTTGTAGAGCGATATACGCATACCCCTGCGCCTACTGTGTTATTTCCGCGACCTTCGCGCACCAACACAGTTTTGAACATATTGGTACTTGCGTAGTTCATAATATGAATAAGCGATATACAATTTAGATTATTGCTAGGCCAACCATTTTCATATCCACCGAAAATCGCCCAACTTTCATTTACTCTATTTGTTCCATTTTTTCCACCAGAACTATTACCTGCCATACTTTGTGACGAGTAAAGAGAACTAGAGTCGTTATTGAAGCGTCCAACTAAAGACCAAAAATTGTTTGTAATACCGCCGGTGAAAACTATCACTAAGTCGGTGTATGCGCTAGAAATATTATTGAAAATCAACCCTGATGTATCACTACCTAACGTTGTTGTAGCAATTGATTCGTATGTCGCTGGCATTAGAGTCCTTTTATTCCATAGAGCGCAAAGGAAGAATATTGCGCAAAGTTTCCGCTACTTGGAGTAATCGTGAGTGATGTAATAGTTGATGTGCTATTCCAAACATTTACATTCAAACTAAACTCGCTTGACCCATTGATATTCATACCACCAATAGTTCTGAGTGTTTTTGTTTTATTGGTATTGCGATAATCAAATATATCTACAACACCTGCGGTGAAGAAACTTGTATCCCCTGCTCTATCAAGGTTAGCAATAAAATCAGGATTTGATGTATTTGCGGAAGCAAGTGAAGTTCCTGTTACATACAAATAAGCAGACTTAGTGAAAGAAGTGCTATTCATAGTCATACGAACAGTTTCTCCACCCGAACCCGAACCCGAAACAGTAGATTTAGCAACAAAACGCAGTTGAAGATTTTGGTAAGTAGCAGGGATTGAGTTGAACTGTATTGACGAACTACCACCTGACCCTACTGTTTGCGTAGCAATAGATACATACGAAGTAGTAGAAAGTCCTTGTTGCGTAGAAGAAGCAATAGTTCCAAGAATAGGCATTAGGAAATATCTCCCACTACATACCAAAGGTCAGTATTTGCTTTAATTAAAGTTGCGGAAGAATATTGTGCGCGTAGTTTTGGCGCAGTTGCGGTGGCACCAGTTGAAGAAACAGTTGTTGTACCACTTGACGCCGCTTGAATTGTTACTTGTCCAGCACCGATTTGAATAATATTTATTTGAGTTCCAATAGGAAACGCAGTTGTGGCATTAGTAGGTATTGAATAAGTTTGCGCCGAAGCATTAGAAGCAGTAACTAATTTACCATTATCAGTTAAAGCAAACGTATATGTAGTTCCAGTTTGCGCGTTAAAACCAAGATTAATAACTGGCGCAGTAAGAGTTTTATTTGTAAGAGTTTGCGCAGTTGTTAAATCGGCAGTTACGGAAGTATCAATAGAAATAGTTACTGTTCCGCTAGTTCCACCACCGCTAATACCAGTTCCAGCAGTTACACCTTCAATATCTCCTGCGCCTGTATAACCAAGTGAATTCCATACAGTTGAACCATTACCGATTTTTACTTTACCTGTATCAGTTTCATATCCCCATTCACCAGCGGCAAGTGTGGGATTAGCAGAAGTCCATTGTGCGGCAGTTCCTCTGCGTGCTTGAATTTGAGTTACTACTGCCATTTTAAGGTGTACCTCCGTTTACAGTTTGCGTTGCCGCAATATCTGGATTATAACCGCCTTGATAGGGTGCGATACTATCAAACGCGCCACCATCTATTTCGGTTAAAATCGTTGTGGTGGAAACTAATTGCCAATTTGAACCATCATAAACTTTTAAACCTTGCGAAGTATTAAAATAAAGGTCGCCAGCGCGTAACGCAGGATTAGAAATATCTGACGCGCTAGTAGGTACATTTGTAGGCGTTAAGGCTAAACGGCTCACGAAATATCACCCATAACTAACCAGTTATCCGTGCTTGTTTGAACGGCTGTGGCGGTAGAGTATTGCGCTCTTAACTTAGGCGCACTTGCGGTTGCGCCAGTAGAAACAATAGTTACACCAGAGCCTTGCGCAAACGTTACTTGTCCAGCACCTAATTGTGCCAAGTTTAATTGCGCGCCAACTGGATAAGCAACGGAAGAATTAGGTGGAATTGTTAGCGTAATTGCCGAAGCGTTAGAAAGAGTTACTAATTTGCCATTATCATCAAGAACAGTTGTGTAAGTTGTTCCTGTTTGAGCGTTAATACCTAAATTAACTTTAGGGCTAGTTAAAGTTTTATTAGTAAGAGTTTGTGTTCCTGTTTCGGTAGCAACGCCTGTAAGTGTGTTATTAGCCGCGCTAATAGTTTTATTAGTAAGCGTTTGAGCCGTATTTAAATCTACTGTAATTGCGGTATCAATTGCCAAAGTTACAGCGCCAGATGAACCACCACCACTTAAACCATTACCAGCAGTAACGCTTGAAATATCTCCGCTTTCTGGGATATTTGTAGTTACTAAAACGCGTGTATCAGTAATATTGCCGCTAGTAATAGATAACGCACCAGCCGCAACCGCAACAGTTGCTAAAGAAATAGAGTTTGCTGGTAACGCTGGCGCAACTGGCGAACCAGCAGGAGTTCCAGCCACAACTTGAAACGCTACGTTATTTGAAGAACCTGAATAATATGAATCATTTACAGTCATACAAATTAAATCAATGCGCGGATTTGTAGGGTCTGCCGTAGTAATAGCAACTGTTACTTGCGCGTCATTGTAAGCAACATAAGTTCCCATATTACTTTGCGTAGTTCCAACAATTGCCGCCCAACCGCTAGCAATACGAACGCTCATACCAACAGGTGAGTTAGGTGTTACCGCCAAAGAAGATGAATTAATAATTCCTGTGGTAGCCCAAAGTGCTTGCGTAGTTAAGCGGTCATTTTCCGCTGGGTGCGAACCATTTTGTAACCACGAAGGCGGAGTGCGTAGCGTCATTTATTCTCCTATACGTAAGCAGAGTTCCACGTTACCGTAGCACTCGTAACATTTACAAGTGTGCTTCCTGCGTCACCTGTTAAATAAAAATCGTTATTTCCTGGTTCTGCCCAAAACCATTCACCAGAAATAAGCAAATTACGAGCAGGTTGTCCGTTGAGCGTAATAAGTTTATTGTATAAATCTATTTCTAGTAGGTCAGTATCGGCGTATGTCCCCGTAAAATTTAAGGCAAAACCTTGCGTTTGATTACCTAAAACTGGGTCAGTAATCGGTCCATTAAGCGTTATAGTCGGATAAGCGTTTGCCCAACCGTTATTTGTAATAGTGGTAGTAATCTGAACAGAACCGCCACCATAAGTTAAGTTATAAGTGCGGTTATAAATACGACCAGTAGGCGGCGTATAAGCCAATAAAGCCGTTTGTTCGTTATTACTAAAATACGCTGGGTTAGGGCAAAAAAACTCTACTTGCGCAGTTATATAGCCGTATGTGTAGTTAGGGTCAATAACAGATGTAAATAAACGAACACGAGCGTTTATATATTGCGTATCATTTGGCGGTAATAAGAAATATAAAGGCGTTGTACCGCTAGTTTGTGGTAATAGATAACGTTGAAGCGTATTAAAGTTTGTTTGTGCCGAATTAACGCCATCTCCAAATACGTTAAACGTAATGGTAATACTACGACCTGAATAAAAATCTCTACCAGAAAACATACCATCGGCATATCCTCGGTTATCATCTTGCGTTCTAAGTGATGGAACACCTTCTAATCCTGTAACGCTAAGAATTTGATATGGTGAAGTTGCGCCACCAAAAGTTATACCAGCAAATGAAAATGAATATGGTTGCGTTAAAGTAATTGTCATAACATTAACATTCCTGAAGAACCACCTGCTCTAATTGCTGCCGCTGGTACAGGTTTAGGCGCAACAGTAACAGTTGAACCAAGTTTAATTGCGGCAATAGTTTTTTCGTGAACATCATAAGCATCAACTTTAGTGGCAGTAAAGTTTTGTGTAATGTTAATTCCAGCCATAGATTTTTCTTCCGCTTTACGGAAATCGGCAATACTATATGGCGTTGTTGTAACTTTTGCGCCGCCTGTATAAAGAAGTGTAGAAGAACCGCCACCACCACTACTACCACCGCCACCTGCTTGTCCAAATGGTGTACCTACAAAACTTGCCGCCGCTGCTTGCGCCGTTTTTAATTGAGCAATAGCCGCTAATGTAGAAGCAACAGCGTTTTTAATATTGCCTAATTTCTCATTAAATTCTTTTTCTACTTCGGCTAAAGTATCAGCAAGTTGTTTCTTTGCTTTGGCGGTAGCCTCTGCCAAGTTTTTAGCGGCTTCTGCTAACGCTTCGTTTAAATTCTTGTTTATATCTTTAATACGTGTTTGAAATTCTTTATCAATTGTGGCAAGTGCTTCTGTTAAATCTGCTTGCGCTGACGCTAACGCCTCGTCACGTGTTTTTTCCGCTTCGGTCATTTGCGCAGTAAATTCACGATTAATTTCTGCTTGTGCCGCCATATAATCTGACGCTTGTTCGGCAAGAAATACTGTTAAATCATTTTGCGCTTCACGATACGCTTTGTTTAATTCATCAGTAGCAAGATTTGCGCCCTTATTCATAACCGTTGCTAACGTATCTAAACCATTATCGGTTTGAGTTTCCATAGCGCGGAAAGTGGCTTGTAATTCTTTAATAGTTTCTGGTGTTGCTTTCAAAATACTTTCGGCAAGTCCAGTTCCTACTTCGGGTCCAGCCGATACAACTTGTTCAATAAACGTCTGACTAAATCCAGCCGCCGCTAATTCAGAAGCCTTTGCCGCTAGACGGCGAGCGCCAGCCAGTTTATTTTGTAATGCGTTTAATAATCCTTCTGCGCTAGCAGTTCCAGCCTCAACCAAACCTTTAAATAAATCTGTAACGCTAAATGAAGTTCCTTGTTTATATGCGTCACGTAATCTATTAATACTTTGATTAACAATATCTTGTAACTTTTGAGCGTTTGCCTTGTAGATTTCAGCCACTTTTGCGGCATTATCTTTTTCAAGTTTAGCCAAATCTTCGGCGCGTTTAGCGTTAAGTTTGCCCATTGTTTCGTTAAACGTTTTTTGAGCCGCCGCTGTCTTCTTACGATATTCGTCATTTGCTTTCAGAATATCTTCATTTCTATTTTCTTCTGCTTTTAATCTTTCTTCTGCGGCTCTAGCGTTAGCAGTAGCAACTGCCTCGTTATAATCTTTATTTGCTTCCGCCATTTGTTCGTTATATTTATTTTGAGCGTCAACAATTTTTTCGTTAAGGTCCTTAACGATTTTCATATAATCTTCGTTTTGTTTTTTAATTTCTTTTTCGGCAGCAATTTGTTCTTTAGTCTTACCGCCACCTTTTTTACCGCCACTTTTATTACCAAAATCAGGTACTTCAATACCTTTACCGCCACCAATTTTGATGGGTTTATTTAATTTATCAAGGTTAGCCGCTAGTTCTTTAGCCTTCTTTGACGCGCCATCAGCCAAATCGGATACGCCATCTAAACCTTTATTAAGAATATCTAATCCAGCCTTAGCAAATTTACCTACGCCCGGAAGTTTTGATAACGCAGTAAGTAATCCTTTAAGTGGACCAAATACGGCTTTTAATATTGTTTCTCCAACTTTACCGATAATAGGAATAATTGCGGCAAACGCCATTAAACCTGCTTTACCTACTTGAATAACTGCTTTACGGAACGTTTCAGATTTGTTCCAAAGCATTACAAATACACCTGCTAATAAAACACCAGCAGTAACAATTAAACCAATAGGGTTCAATTTCATAACAGTATTAAGTGCTTTAAATTGTCCAGTAAGAATTAATGTGGCGGCTTGTTGTATTTTAGTAACAATTGTCCACGCTTTAGTAAGCGCAGTTGAAACTTTAATGGCAAGATTATAAGAAGCAAGCGCAACTGTAACTGTTAAAACTATTCCAGCAAATATTTTAAACGCTTCTGCGTTACGTTTAACAAATTCAATACCCGAATTTAACGCGGCTAATAACGCATTTAATTTTGGTAATAAAAAAGAACCTACGCTTTCCGCGCTATCTTTAAATTGTTCTTTCATTACCACTAATTGCCCAGCAAAAGTTTTTGTAAAAGCAATTGCTTGACCGCCAGTTTGCGTGGCTAATTCGTCCATTGCTTTCTTTAGTGCTTCGCTCTTAGGCAAACTTTCATCTAAAGTAATACCTAATTCTTTAAATGCTTTGGTGCTTCCGTTACTTGCTTTACCCAAAATACTTGCGGCAGTTCCTAAATCAATATTCTTCAAACGCGCTAAATCGGCAGAAATAGCAAGAAGTTTTTGTGATTCCGCTAAATCGCCAGTTGAATTCAATAAAGTATTTAATGCCGAAGCCGCTTCATCTCCGCCAAAACCTAGTTTGACGTAACTACCAGATAATTCTTCAACTTGCGCTCGCGTTGCGGCTGTGCTTATACCAAGATTAGAAAGCGTTACGCCTAACTTTGTAAATATTTGTTCAGTTTCTTGCGCTTCCTTAATACCAATAGCAGCAAAACCAGCAAACGCCGTTCCCATACCGATTAAAGCCGCAGTTGCTATACGGCTAACTTTCTGCATTTTATCAACGCTTGCGCCAGCCTTAGCGGCTTGTCCGTCCATTTTTTCAAGTTCGTTATTAACGTCTTGAAACTTCGCAATTGCTTGGTCGGCAATAGCCTTGATTTCAAATATGGCAGGTGGTAAGAAACTATTAGCCATTACTTACCCCTTATATCCAGATTTTTACGGACAATATTAGGCGCGATTACTTGGAACTTTTTAAAGGCAGGTGCCATATATGGGAAACCGCGCATAGCAGTAGTTCCTTTCCAAGAGCGTGGCGCAAAATTACCACCTAATTCTACCGCCCGACCATAGATAATTGTTGGTCCGACAATGGCTTCATATTTAGCAAAACCTTTTGTAATCTTTTCGCCACGAATTGAACGCCGTAAATTACCTGTTCTATTCATAGGCGGTAAACCAGCAGTTGCCTTTTCGCCTTTTGGTCTGCGCCCTTGAATTTCTTCTTTAGATAATTGAATTAACGCCATCATCATTTCGTCACGAGCGTTACGCGCACCTTCGTCAATAGATTTGGTGGCTTTAGTAACGCTTTCTCTAACTAATTTCAGATTTGACGTTATCACTTTCCACCTTTTTCACTATTACCGAAATATGAACCAACCAGTCCACAAGTGCGGCAGGTTGTTCATCTACTTGCGCAGGTGTCCAACCAAATTCCTTTGCTAATACAAAATAGAACCATTGTTCATCTGGATAACTAAAGGCTTCGTGGCGTTCTCCGCCTTCAAGTATCCATTTTAAACGTTGGAGTTGCCGAAAGGGCTATCAACGTCTTTTGTGGTTTCTTCGGTTTCTGCTAAGGCTGGGAACAAAATCTTTTGTGCGTCTTTTGTTTGTTCTGTTAGAAAATCGTAATCCGCCATTTCCATTTCATCTAAAACGGAAATTTTAACCGAAGGAATTGGTAATTCTAATTCCCAACTATCAACCATAATGGCAATAAGTCCATCAGTTAGCGATAACGCTTGCATAATGCCTTGTTCAGCACTTGCCGCGTTAGCGTAAACCTTTTTGCGGTCTTTTACCTTTAGTTCCTTTGGGTCTTTTAGAGTTACCTTTGCCTTGCTTACTGGTAAAACTACTTCTTTCTTAGCCATTTATTTTCCTTCCGTAGTTGCCTTCCGATTTATTTATTAAGGTGTTGAGGGGTGGGAGTAGGGGAAGGCGACCTACTCAACCAACCCCCTCAACACTTCTATTCTGGCTATGCGTAAGTGCCAGAAGCCTTTGCGTTTTGTAGAACCCACTTAATAGGCGAATATCCACCAGACGCACCAGCGTCAGTTGTATTTGCTTGTCCATTTAGTTCTACTGTTACGGATACAAAATCGTCACCACGGTCAATTGCGGCGGCGGTATAAGCACCCTTAGTAATTGTTGCTTGAATTTGAACAGCAGTTGCGCCAGAGCCGTATGCCCAGTTAAGAACAATTGCTGGTTGAGAGTTGGTTAGATAACGTGTTAATTCGGTATCTGCCGTCATAATGAACTTAATTGTTCCAGTTACTTCAAGTGGTCCAAGAAATACTTGATATGGGTCTTGTGTCTGGCTAATGCCGTAAATTGGTGTAACGGCACGTGTCATATCAATGTTTCCTTCCATTGAATATGAAACTGCTGAACCACCGATAGATACAGTTCCTTGCCATACAGGAGTTGGCAAAACTGTGCTAAATGAAGGAGTTGGGTCAGTAGTTGTGCTAGAAGAAAATCCTGTGGTCTTTGTATCAAATTCCAACATTCCGTCAGCGTTAAACTTCAATGAGAAATCGCTGAATTGGCAACCCGGAAATCTACGAACATTTACCGCATAAAAATCGGTAAGTGTGTAAGAAATTGGTTGTGTATCTGTTCCAGAAGTTAAAGAATTTAGCAAAGAAATTGTGTGTGTATAAGGTGCGCTTGCGCCAGATGTGGCAACTGCGCCCATAATTCCTGCTAGAGAATAGCCAATTGTGTCGGCAAATACTGCGCCACCAAAATCAAATGTGGAACGCTTACGTCCTTGAATATAGTTGTAATTAACTACGTTAGAACCACGCAACCCTGTATCGTAGAGCGGGTCAATTACATCTACTGGCTTTAAACTATCTTTTGCTACTGGTATGAAATCGGTTGGTGCTACTGCTGTTCCTTTGGTTGCTTCTTTGGCGATACCAACATAGGAACGCACCGAGGCTTGTACGGTCATTATTCACTCTCCTGCTTTTCTGCCAAAGGCGTTGCTGTGGCTGGTTTAGTTGCTGGTTTAGCCGCGCCAACTGCGACAACATCTGGTGCGCTAAAGTTATCAGGCGCTTCAAATTCTTCGCTAGGTTTGACTACAACTCCAAGCGAAGGGAACACGCGCTCATCTGTTCCGTTATATTTGTATTTCATTGTTCTCCTTATGCTTGTACCATCTCGGTTACGTCAAACTGAAGTTCAGCGAACGTTTCCGTTGCGCCTTCTTCCGTTGTGGCAGGTTCGCCGTAGGTCGCGCTAATAATCGGTTCTGCTCCTTGCCATACTAAAGTGCCGCTTTCGTCACCAAAGTTATGGTCAGAGCGTAACCTTGTCTTAATATTATCAACAAGTGTATCAAAATCCAGCATAGCGTCTTGCGCATTTCTTTGAAGACTATGGTGATAAATTTGTAATATAACGGAATAATCAACACGCTTCCAGCCGTTATGCGCACCGCCAATAGCAAGGCGTGTTTCGTTTTCACTTTGGATAAAAATGACTACCGCCGCACGGCTTAATTGACCGGGCTGACTATTAACTTGAAAATTAATACGCTTTGGAAAAGAAATTAAAACTTGATTTAAAGTAGGTATTTGCGGATTTGATAGAAATTTGAATAACGTATCCCGAACACCAGTGCGCCCTGCCATTAACGAACTCTCCGATAAAGGCTAACCATTTCAAGAGCCATAGCAATATCTCCGCCATAACGTTGAGCCGCTTCAATGTTAGTGGTAGGTGTATAAGTAATATTCATAGTTAAAGAGTTATCGCCACGAACCTTTAAAAACGCGGTGGTTACGAGAATAGCGGCTTGCTTAATCGCAGTAGGTAAGTTACCAAAGGTCACGCCAGCCGCGTGGCTATACGTTAAGGCAGACGTTAGAGGAATAGTTGTTGAACCATAAACGTAGTTACTAGCCACGTAAATAGTTTCAGATTTTGCGCCGTCATAAATCCGATACATACTGCCAGCAGTAATACCAGTTGCGTTAGATACCACCATTGAACTTTGTCCAGCAGTTGCGGTGGCGATAGCGTTATTAACATAACCAGCCGTATAGTTATATTTGGTAAAGATTTGATATGCGTTAGAACCAGCACCGCCAAAAGAAAGCGGACCTTGTGAAGAATACGTTAGCGATAATTGACTAATCGGAATAATAATTTGTTGTTCTTCAAACCAGCAGGTTGAAGGGTCGGTAAGTGTTACTAAATTATTTGGGTCAGCACCATATTGGAAACTTTGTAACGAAATAATTGGATATTGATATGGGTGAAGTTCAATATAACCTTGCGGTGTAAATCTGGTGCGTTGTGTTTCTGTGCGTGAAGAAGCCACTAAATTTTGATTCAAATATTCGTCAAGAAAAGATGAAGCACGAAGTATTACACGCGCTAGTTCAGCGTCTTGCGCCTCTGCGTTACCGCCTACAACCAAGTTATCGTAATCAATACTTGTCGGCGCGTTCTTATATTCGGCAACCGTTATATAAGGATATTCGTTAAACGTTAGTGTTGTTACGCCTGTTGCCATTAGTCGCCGTCTTTCATAATTCGTTCGTTTTCGTGTCCACAACGCGAACACTTTTTAAACCAACTACCAAAACCACACGCACTACACGGAAAACCTTCGCCCATTATTGCGCCGCTAGTGCTTGCTTGTCCTAAACCTTCTTCTTTCATTTGTCGTGCGTGCTTTGGATTATCTACGTTAATTAATCCATCGCGCCCTGCTCTATATACCTTTGTGCCACGTTCAGTTTTGACGGCAACTTCCTTCAAACCTGTTGGCGGTATCATCTTTGGCATATAACCCCCCTTATTTAGTTAAGTTGTGGTGCGCCCACTATTTGACGCACCACAACTTATTAATTACTACGCGTTTACAATTCCTGATACTGCGCCGTTCCAAGCAGGTGCGGTGCAGAAGAATGTTCCACGGAAGTAAGTGCTGAATTCATAAGCAAACTGTGTTACAGGCCATTGGATACCCATATAGTCCTGAACCATAAAGTTTGCCCATACATCAGAAACCTCTGTGTCTGGAATTGGAAGTGTGTAAGAAAGAACTGGTGATACGCCCTGTGGCAACCAAGGGTGAACAGTTAGCGGAACCATCTTTCCAGTTACTTCGTTGTATAGCGCGCCAATTGTTGCGCCACCTACGTAATCTCCAGCCTCAGTTTGAGTTAGAGTCAAGCGGTAGTTTGCGGTTGAACCGTTCTTAATTGAATCAGAGAGTTGCTTGCGGTCTGCGCCGTTAATCAAAATCTCATCTGGGTCAGCCTTTACGCTGTTGTAAAGGTTATAGAACACGGTCTGATATTCAACACCAGGATTTGCTATTGAGAATGTGCTATTAATTGAGTTGTTATAACCAGAGTTTGAACCCAAAACTGTTGGGAGAATTCCGTCATAACCTGTTGCGTAAGCAGAAGTATCAGATGAAGCACGTGAAGCAGCAGCACCAGATGTGCTATATGCCGCGTTGTTACCTGTAACGCTTGCGCTTGCTCCCTGAATTGTGAAGGTACCAGTTCCTTTTAGAGTTCCCTGATACTTCAAGTTTGCTGCGCCTGTTGCGGTTCCAACGTAGATGTTGTAACCAAGTGCGCCAGCAACTGCGGTGCTAACAGTAATTGTTAGAACGTCGCCAGAGGCAACTGCGGTGCTTGCTTCTGTTCCGAGAATTGACTCACCGAAACCAGAACCAGAAATACCTGCGTCAGCAGTAACGTTTACATAATAAGTTGCCGCCGCAAGAGCAGTTTGTGTACCGCTTGCTACTGGGCTTGCCAATGTAAATGTTGGAGCAGAAAGTGCGCCTGAATAACCAGAAGCAGTTCCGCGTGCCATCAACATCATACGCTCTTCCATCAACATTGTTGCGTAGAGAGTTGAAGTTGAAGACAATTGACGCAAATCTTCGTAACCCATACCAGAGAAGTTAGCGTCAAATGAAACGCTATCTGATAGTGAGTAAGAGTTGTAAGGCAGAATTAAGTCATCTGCGGCATAAGAAATCTTTGGACCACGCTCGTAGTTGATAGAACCAAATGCGGTTGTGGTGCTTTCTGTAATACCGGGCCAGATGTTTCCTACTCCGCCTGTACCTGTACCTGTGTAACCAAGAATACGCTTTACACGGTGTGAAGTACCGACACCCTTCTTACGCGCAATTTTGTTGCGTAGAGGTGTTGGGCGTGGAGTAAGCAACTTAGCAGGTGCTTCAAGGTCAAATGCCGCGAAAGATGTGCTAAGTGGTGATGTAAGAGTAATATCCTTTTGGATATCTTGCATTGCTAGGCGCTGTGAAGAAAGTGCGTTATTAAGCGCGCTTACTGCGTCTGGTGCCAATGACTTATTAGCAACAAGTTGTTCTAGTGAAGCAACTGCGTCGCCAGAAGCCGCTGCGAAGGTAGATTTTCCTTCACGGATAGCGGCAACTGCCATTGGGTCAGTAACAGCGTGAGATACAGACTTTGAAAGTTCAGATTTGAACTCGTCCATAGCAATAGCCTGTTCCTTAGCGGAACTAGCGTCGCCGAACATATCGGCTGCTTTAGGGGCTGTTAGTGCCATTGTATTCCTTTCGTAAAGAGTTGGTTTTGTTAATTACTTGGCTTGGTTGCGTTTGCTTTAGCGTCAAAATCTGCCGCTAATTCACGGTAACCGCGAGCCAAGTCCTTATCTGCGGTTACGGAAGCCTTAGCGCGGAATTCAGCCGCTTTATTTAATAGTTCGGAAACTTCCGACATATCAATTTTAACGCCTGAACGCTTTGGACCTCCAGATACTGCCTTGCTTTTTGCCGTTGCTAATTCGGCTTGTAACTTATTAATTTCCTCTTGATAGGAATTAATCTCGGTAGTTACCGCGTCCTTTGCACTCTTTACGGCTTTTTCTACAATTGCAGTAATTGTCTTTTCAGACAAATCTTCGTCATCTTCTTCTTCGTCAATAATGGTGCCAATTTCTTCCGTTGTTGGTGTCGGAATAATTTCTGTAACACTCTTAGGTGTTTGTGCTGGCGATACCATTGTTGCGGTAGTCATATTGGAAGTTGTTCCATCTGGTAGAACAGTTTGTCCACCGCCGTGTGAGTTACCTACTTGATTACAACCGCACTCTAGGCACTTGGTTGCTTCGGCACTTTTGCCTTCGGCTTCTTCAACTTCTTCTTCAGCGGCAGAAGGCTTGCTACCTTCGGCAGTTTCTTCTTCGGCGCTTTCGCCATATTGACGCTTTTCTTCAACTTCTTCTTCATCTTCGCCGTCAATTTCAATTTCTACGCCAGCCTCTTTACACATAGCAGTAATTTCTTTTAGTGCTTGTTTAGCGGCGGCATAGCGTTCTAGTAGTTCTTCTTTGGAAGGCTTTTCGGAAACCGCCTTCTCATCTTCTTTATGTTCCATTGTTACTCCTTTGGCAGTTTCTACAAGTTCTTCCAACTTAGTGAAGTCAGAACCATTATCAGATTTCGCAAGCATTAGTTTTGCGTTAGGGTTTGCTGGTCTATCTACTAGCGATACTTCTACAATTTGTCCGTCAATAATGCGACCATTAGCCGCTTTATTATCACGCACAACACGTGGCGAACGGATACCAATTGAGAAACCTTTTAATACGCCAGTTTCTACCTTCTTAACAGAAACAGGGTCCACAACCAAAGCAGAAATGTAATGTCCGTCAGATTTGCTATCCAATTCTTTAGCAACACCTGCGGCAATATTTGAATGTTGTTCGCGGATATTACCGCCAGTTTTAAACCACTCTGGCATAGCCTTTTCTAACCAACCAGCGTCACAAATTTGCTGGTCAATATCTACGCTGTCGTCAGTTGCCTTACCATAAACAAGTAACGTTCCGTCTTCTTGCTTTTCTTGCTTAATAATTGCGGCATACGCATTTGTTGTATCTATTGCCATTGACTTATCCTTTTTCTTTTCTCTCTCCGCTATGGAATTCGCCCACGATTTGCCAGCATCTCCGCCCCATAAAAGCCAAGCAATATAACCCTTTGAAGGATTTTTAGCGTTACCCCAGTTTTCTCCTTTTTTATCAACTTCGTGTCTGGCGAAATAACTTACCATACGATTAATGGTTTCTAAAGGAATTGATTTACCATTTGATAAATCTCTTGCGCGAGCAACGCCTACTTCGGTTCCACCTCTGCCAAATTCGCGGCGTAATTCTAAACCACGTGCGGCATTTTGTTGAACACTTTTAGGTGGTACAAAACCATTTGCCGAAGGCATTAATCCTCGTTTCCTAGAATTATGGATATAGCGTCTTCACCTAAATTGCGCGTATCTACTACGTAAGGCGCAATATCACAAACACAATTTGGGTGCGCTGGTGGTTCCGTATCTCCACTAGGAAAACGCTCGTCAATACGGATAGGCGAAGCGTCTGCGTTCTCTTGGCATAAGTCGCAAGGTTCAGCAACCAACCACTCTACCAGTTCAACGCCACTATCTTCATATAATTCGCGGTTAGCCACGCTGACGGCACGGCTCATTTCCGTTTGAGCAATATTTAAAGCGCGCTCGCTATCGGACAAAATATCGTCAATTTCTATTTCTAAATCCTTTGCCAACTTCTCACGATAACCAGCAATTTCTTCCAAAATAGTGCCTACTACGGCTTGCGGTGTTTGACCTTTCTTTAAAGCGTTAGCAAGTGCCGTTCCTATTCGGTCTAACGAAGTTCTATTTAAACCTTGAATTGTTACACCGCGCCTATCTAATAACGTTTGTAATCCTTTAGGCGGTTGAACTAATGCGGCGGCGGCTCTATTGCCCGGTTTCCAGTTAGCCCAATTAACACCGATAGCACGTTGTAATTGTTGTTTAGTAGGTGCTTTATTTATCTTTGCTTTAGCAATTGCCGATAACGCAATATCTTCACCTAATACATACGCTTCGCTATAAACAGTTCTAAACGCCGCCATTAACGCCGTATTATTTGGTCTAACGTTTGCTCTTGCCCAGTCACGTGCTTGCTCGGTAGTCATATTTACGCTAGGCATATTATGTAAAAATGCTTCAACCACATCTTTGGTATTAATACTTTCTTTAATACCATCACGAATTAATTTGGCACGTCTAGCGGCTAACCGAACCTTTGCGCTATTACGTTGCTTCCACGCACGGCTTTCCTTCATTTTTACCTACGCTAAATAACGTTCGGCATACCAGCGTGCGCTGTCGTAATCCTTTGTGGCTACAAATTTATTCAAAACGTCAGCATAAACAACTGGCGTTTCTTTAAATCGGAATGAACGTTCTGGCGATTTGCGTAACCAGCGCAAGAATTGTTTTAGTTCCTCTTGAACTGCTTTACCTTCGTCAATTTGTTCACGTTCGCCTTCGCCTTGAACTGTTCCTAATTCTTCGGCAGTTGGTTCTGGCGTAGGTGCGTCAATTGCGCCTAATAGTTCATCTCCACCTTCAACTGGTGTTTCTAGTGGTTTAAATCCACCTTCGGTAACTAAATACGCACCATTACCTACGGCAACAATAGGCATATCTGCCTCTGGTGCTTCAATTAATGGGCGACCTGTTAATGAACGTGCTTCGTTAAGTGTTAATGCGCCAGACTTTAACTCAATATCGCGTGTGCGAGCAACTGATTCCAAATCTTGACGACCACTTTCCATAAACTTAAATTCAAGTTCGCGTGGCATACCTAAGAACATATAAGACAAATGCGAAAGCATACGAGATACCCACGTTGCTAACGGAATTGCGCCTAATACTTCCGAACTTTGTGCTTGTCCTAATTGAAAACCAGAGCCGCCTAATCCGTTCTTTGGATTAAATCCAATTTCGCTAGGCAATACGCCGTAGTGACCGCAAATAGAATTAACTAAATACTCATCTAACGTATCTTTAAAACGTTCGCCATATCCGTCATATTGAACTGGTTCCATACCTGCTGGAAGAAGTCTTACGCGCTTACGTTGTTCTGTTTGTCCAGCCAAATCGGAATTAAAAATATCTTCATACGCCTTTAGCAAGTTAGGATTATTACCAAAGTTTGCGTCCGTTTTCATAATCAATTCTGGTGTAACGCCATCTGTATATTCGGCGCGTAACCATTGTTGCCTACGCAAATAAATATCGGCTAATGGCAAAGCGCGTTCAGTTGGGCTATAACCATAAACAGTTGTGGCTCTACGATTACGAATAAAGTAAGCAAGTTCATCGGAAGTAAATTCGCCATCTGCGGTTTCACTTTCGGTTGGTGCGGCAAATTCGCTACGTGGAAAACCATAAAGAATTTGTTGATAAGAAGGAAATGGCGGAGTAGGGCGCATACCTCTATCGTCAATTAATGGCTTAATAGTTGAACCATCAAGAATTTGTAATCCAAATAAATCGCCGCCTACTGTTGGTTGCGGCCAAATTGCCCACGCGTCAAGCACCAATATTTCTTCAAGTGCGATATTCAACCAGTCATAAAAGAGTAATCCGTTAGCCTTATCTGGTTGTTCCCAAAATGAACGAAGGCGCGCAATTTCTTCCGTATATCTTTCACGTGCCACCGACATAGCGCGAACGCGAGCGCCACCGATTTCGCTAATAAGTTTTTCTGCGCTATCTTCGGCAAGAACAATATCCCAATTTAAACCAAGTATTTTTGCCTTACTTACTTCAATACAACGGCGCAAAATATCAATTTGGTCTGCCGCAGCGCGTAGAGTTTTAAACGGAACTAATCTAGTTTCCGTAATATTAATATTTTGTGCTACTTGATATTCATAGCGGCGTGGGTCTGGTCTTCCACTTTCGGAAGGTGGATTAATTGCGCCCGGAATAATAGGCGAACCTGGTGAGAACGGAACAGTAGGCGTAATGGCGTTACGTGGCAAAGGGTCAGTTTGTCCGTAAGTTACATTTGTGCGCCCCGATATATTACGCATTTGCTGTTCAGTTAAGGTTACCGAACCTACAGGAAGATTAGGTGCTTTCTGTAATTGTTCGGCAACCTTTTCAGCAAATCGGTCTATTAGACCCATTTATGCCCCCTAATTAACCGTGAACAACTACACGATATTGATTTGAAGTTGGTGCTACCGAGAACAATAACGTAATAGCGGTGGTAGAAGTATGTTGAACGTCGCAAATAACTTCCGCGTATGGCGAGGAATTATCATAAACGGCAACAGTTACATCTTTAGTTCCAAGATTATGTGAAACTACATAAGAAGTTGCGGTGCCATCGCCTACGTTTGCGGCATATTTCTTAACAACTACCGCAGTATCAATATCAAATCCGCTTGCGCCAACAGTTAGACCGCCACCGCTTACTACTACGCCAGAGAAATTAGAACCAACAAGTTGAACACCATTACTTG